AAATGTCTCCTCTGCGCGGTACATCCGGCGCTGAATACCTGAATTCACGCGGTATTTATCAGCTTCCGGCTGAGGCCGTGCGACTCAACCCCAAGCAACGGCATAACGGACGGGTATACCAGTCTATTTATTCACTGGCAACAGACGATAAAGGGGAGCTGTGTTACCTCCATCAGACGTTATTGGATGGTGCAAAGAAAGCTGACATCGGGGCCAGCGCCAAGCGGCAGAAATCGCTGCAGGAAGATAACTATCTTGATCACGCTCGTTCGGTCGCTATCCGTATGTTCCCGGTCGCCAGCACACTTGGCATCGCTGAAGGTATCGAAACTGCGCTGTCTGCACATCAGATTTACAAAGTGAATACCTGGGCGACTATGACCGCCAATTTTATGAAGAAATTCCGGGTCCCGGCAGGCGTTAAGCATCTGATTATTTTTGCCGACCGCGACGAGACAAGCGCTACGGGTTTAGCTGCTGCCTGCGAATGCGCTCACGCAAATCTGATGGCTAAAAATGACCTGCAGCGCGTGAGCGTGTACTGGCCGGATCACGATGATTTCAACAATATGCTCATGAACGGCGATCAGGTTCGTGAGCTGGTTTTCTATAAAAAACAGCAGGTGGCCGCATGAAACTGGAAGCATCGCTCAAACATTTTAGTCCACAAGGAATGCATATCAGCGACGACGTGAAAGGAACCTCTCCAGATCGTCTCACCGGCACTGATGTTATGGCTGCCATTGGCACCACCAGCAGCCGTGCACGGTTTGGCTTGGCGGCGTTCTTTGGTAAGGCGGGGATCAGCAAAACTGATGAACAACTGGCGGTTCAGGCGCTGGCGCGTCACGCGATGGACGTTGCACCGAAAAATGTGCGCAAAGCAGCCGGTGGTGAGTTGGGATGGTGCATGCTGATGCTGGCGCAATTTTCCTTTTCTGAATACTCGCGTTCGGCGGCCACCAGCGTGACATGTCACAGTTGCAGTGGTACAGGGTTCATCTCCGGGAATGAGGATGTGGTTAAACATCCTGGCATTTTCGACGCCGACGGTGCCGAAGTAGTGGCCCCGAAGATTAAAAATGAGCTGGTGAATAGGGTTTGCGGAACATGCGGAGGAAAGAAAGTGATCCTTGCCCGGTGCAGGTGTGGCGGTAAAGGCGAAGTGTTGGACCGCAAAGCGACTAAAGACCGCGGCGCACCGGTTTTCAAAACGTGCGAACGTTGCTCTGGTAATGGCTTCTCTGCTATCTCCTCGGCGACGGTACACCGTGCCATTCTGAAACGTCTCCCGGACCTCCATCAGTCTTCATGGTCACGCAACTGGAAACCCTTCTATGAAATGCTGGTGGATACACTGCGGCAGGGGGAGCGTCACGCAGCTGTAGAATTCGAGAAGGCGACAACTTATTAATATGATCGGAGCAAATAGCGACACTTTTTTGCACGTTAGTGTTGACTTTGCATAAAATTGTCCTGTATGCTTCTGATTATGGAGTATAACGCCTGTAGATAATTAACCTCGAAAAGCCCGCCTCGGCGCGGGTTTTTTTATCCCCTTCAAGGTTTTTACTCAGCACGTTTGCTATGTTGTGTTTTTTAACTGAGGGTCAGTTGATGAGCACAGATGAAAGCCTGTTAAGTAGGGTTCAGGAAGTACGGATCGTTGAAGATGTAGAGGAAGTTAACCTGGGCCTTTCTAAAGGTTGGGTAATTCTGATGATTACCGAGAATACTACTATCTGGGATGACGGCAGCAAAAGCAGTCGTATTACATATCACATGGGCAAACCGAAAACATTGCCGATCTGAATATCCAGGATAAAAAATAAAGTTCACTCTTATATAGGTCACCTCGTGGTGGCCTTTTTCATTTCAGGCTCACGGGTATCACTCACTGCGTGCTTTGTTGATAAATCCAGCCCGTGAAGCCTGCTCCCTTACTACAAACAGCACCCGCTAACTATGCGAGGTGAGGCTATGAAAATGAATGACAAGAACCCTGAATTCTGGGCTGCGGTTTTGACCGGACTCAAAAATGCGTGGCCCCAGATTCTGGGGGCGTCAATGGCCGGACTCATTGCCTATGGTCGTCTGATATATGACGGTGCAACACGAAAAAATAAATGGCTTGAGGGCGTCCTTTGTGGCGCCCTTTCTTTATGCATCACCAGCGCGCTTGATGTGGTTGGCCTTCCTGTATCGATATCACCGTTCGTCGGTGGTGTGATTGGATTCGTCGGCGTAGACAAACTGCGCGAAATCGCTATCAGCGCACTCAAAAAAAAGGCAGGGGTGACCGATGACAACTAGTAATGTTTCCCGCGGTATCCGCAACAATAATCCCGGCAATATCCGCTGGGGTGACGAATGGCAGGGCCTGGCACCCAAAACACAGCGCACCGATAAAGCATTTTGCCAGTTCACCACGCCTGAGTATGGTATCCGGGCGATGATCATCATCCTGCGCAACTACCAGCGCAAGCATGGTCTTAACACTGTAAGCGGCATTATCAAACGCTGGGCCCCGCCAAACGAGAACAACACACAGGCGTATATCAACAGCGTGGCTCAGGCGGCGGGCGTTACCCCCGACCAGCGCATCGATACCAGCGACAGCCGTTTCATGATGAAATTGCTACAGGCAATCATTAAGCACGAGAACGGTAGCCAGCCTTACGGATTCGATACGTTTGTTCGAGCAGTCGAACTGGCGGGGTAATCATGAATATCGCGCTGGTGGAACAATACTGGAAACCACTGGCGCTAATATTGCTGGTGGTAGGTGCGTTTATCACCGGAAATGTCTGGAGTGATCGGGGCTGGGAAAAGAAGTGGGCTGACCGTAATAGCGCGGAATCATCGCGAACAGCGAACGCGCAGACCGCCGCCCGCATGATTGAGCAAGGGCGCATTATTGCCCGTGATGAGGCCGTAAAGGATGCACAAGCGAAAGCTGCTAAATCTGCTGCCACTGCTGCTGGCCTGTCTGCCACTGTTAGCAAGCTGCAGCAACAAGCCAAAAAACTCGCTACCAGCCTGGACGCCGCAAAGCACACCGCAGATCTTGCCGCTACCGTCAGAAGCAAAACAACCAACGCCGACGCCAGAATGCTCGCCGACATGCTCGGAGATATTGCAGCAGAAGCTAAACGTTATGCTGGAATCGCTGACGAACGCTATGCCGCCGGGATGACTTGTGAACGCATTTACGATTCGGTGAGAGAGTCAAATAACAATCCTATAGCCTCGCGATAGCGGGGTTTTTTATGCGCATCGCACGCGCACATCAAAGAAAGTCTTTCAGTTGTGAGCCTGGGTAAACCGTTAACTTTCGGCGGCTTTGCCGTGCGACAGGCTCACGTCTAAAAGGAAAATTCAATGCAACTTCCGCAAGTATTAACGTCACCCCGAGCTTGGGGTATCCAGGTTGAATGGCAGTGGCCAGAGAATAGCGGTGAGCATTCACGGCTTGAAATGCAGTATCTCAATGCCGATGGTCGCCTGAAAAGACAGGTTATCGCATGGCCGTTAGCCGGGGTGTTGATCGCTGGCCTTAAAGCCGGCGAACGCCTGCAGATTCGCTTACGACCGATTGATAAAAATGGTGCTGTTCGTGAATGGATGGGAAGTGACTGGATCGAGGGTGTGTCATCCAGCAATGCAGAAGAGTACCTCAATGCAATGGCTGGTAGTAGCGACATGCGCTTAATGACTACTCTTAGCGTACCGAATTTCAAAATCGTAAATGATGAAGTTTTTATCAAAAATGCGTTCATAGGTAACGGGCTTACTACAGACGATAAAATCCGGCTCCGTGAACATGGTTTGAGTGAGCAGGATCTCGAAAATGCTTCAGCTTCTCGCCAGGGATTCGAACAGCATACCGTTGGTAGTGCAGCTTCTGTGTCATACACCATGAACATCGGTATCAATCGCGATAAGCCGGTTCAGAGCACAGTAACGATTAAGACCCCTAAGTTTAAAATTAATTATGGCGTTGACACCAATCTCGAAGCGGTGCTTGATAACGCGCTGAAAAATGCTGCTGAATGTGCGGCGCTGGATGATTTAGCGAAAACGATCCGCAAAGCCATTCACAATGAATGCTTAGCTGGTGGAATTATTTGGCAAAGATTCAGCCGATAGTCTGCGGAGGTTATATGCAGGTCACTATTGATGGTGTCCCATACGCACCCGCCAGCCTCGTTTCATCACGGATCGGCATTGCGATTACCACCCACAACCGGGCGGACGTTTTAAAGCGTGCTATTGAGCAGCACCAGAAGCATCTGCCAGCCGGTGCGCTGGTGGTGGTTGTCGATGATGGTTCAAAACCTGCAGCGATAGCACCCGACGGCGTGCAGCTGCTTCGCCATGAAACATCACTCGGCATTGTTGCTTCGAAGAACGCCAGCCTGTCAGCCCTAATGGATGCTGGGTGTGAGCATCTGTTTTTATGGGATGACGACGCCTGGCCCATCGCCGATAACTGGCATCTTCCCTACATCGAATCACCAGAGCCGCACCTGGCTTACCAGTTTCTCGATCTGGCTGGCCGCAATAAGCTGAATGACCTTTCGGTGCTTTACCGTGACAATCAGCATGTGGCGTACACCGGACAGCGCGGCGTGATGCTTTATTACCACCGTAGCGCCATCGAGAAAGTGGGCGGATTCGATCCGGTTTATGGTCGCGGCATGTACGAGCACAGTGACCTTGCTCTACGAATCCATAACGCAGGAATGACGACGTGGGCTTACGCTGATGTCGTCGGTTCAGATAAGCTGATTCATTCCCTCGATGAGCATGAAGCGGTGGAGCGTTCGGTACCGAGGCCAGACCGCCAGGCGCTGGTGGAACGTAATGTGAAGATCCACAACGAACGACGTGATACCGGCTTTACCGGTTACGTTGAATATCAGCGTCAGCGCGACGTGGTTATAACTACGTTACTGACCAGCCAGCCTGACCCTCAGCGCGGCACGAAAATGACGGCCTCACCTGACATGCTGACCAGGTGGGCGGCCTCGCTTCGGAATTGTGGACGTATTGCGCTGGTGGATGAATTACTGACGGCCCCGGCAGATGTTGAGCTGTATCTCGTACCTGACGTGAAGATGAATGTCTACTTTCGTCGCTGGCTGCACATCTGGCAGCACCTGCGAGATCACCCTGAATACCGGTTCGTCTGGTGTACTGATGGTACCGATGTCGAAATGCTTCGCGCGCCGTGGAAAGAAATGGGACCCGGGAAGGTGTATGTCGGTTCTGAACCGAAGACCTACGCCGACTCCTGGGCGAAACAGAATCATCCTGAGCGTATCTATCAGGAATTCATTGAAGCGCACCGCGGCGATGTGATGCTTAACGCTGGTCTGCTGGGTGGCACCCGCGCTGATGTAATGGCGTTCACTCACGGCATCATCCGTCTTTACTACCGGATCGAGAGTTATCGTTTCTGGAAGAAAGAACAGGCTGGCGCCGCGGTGGGGGACATGCTGGCGTTCGGTATTGTCGCGCAGTCATTCGCTGACAGGTTGGTCACCGGCCCTCTGGTACATACCGTTTTCAAAACTGATGGTATCGGTAAGGAGGCCGCATGGTGGAAACACAAGTGAAGTTTGTTGTGGTTGGTCATCACTCTCGCATAGGTCATGCGCAACGACTTGCCGCGCTGCTGGATGCTCATCTGCTTATTGATGACGGTAACCGCGGCGCGAACTGGAATCATCGTCGCGCTATCGAATGGGCTGCTGGGCAACCTTGCCGGGTAGTGGTGTTAGAAGACGACGCGCTGCCGGTTGAGGGATTCACCGAAAAGGTAACGGACTGGCTGGCGCGCTTCCCTGACGACATGCTGAGCTTTTATCTCGGTACCGGACGACCGCCGCAGTATCAGAAAGAGATTGCCGGAATGCTGGTGGAATCAGACAGAGTAAACGCTGATTACCTTGTTCTTAGCAAACTGATTCACGGCGTATGTTATAGCCCTCCTCAGGGCAGGCTGGCGCGCATGCTTAACGCATGGAATAAAACGCTGGCAGCTGATTACGCCGTCGGTGAGGCATTCGGTGGCCGGGTGATTTATCCGTGTTACTCGCTGGTGGATCACGCTGACCTCCCGACGGTTGAGCGTCACCCTGACAACGAGCCGAGGACGGAACGCCGCTGCGCATGGAGACTGGCATGAACAAAGAGCCCCGCGTATATGGCAGCCGATGGGATAAGGCCCGTCTGCGTTTCCTGCAGCAGCACCCACTATGTGTGATGTGCGAGCAGCAGGGGCGCATAACCCCAGCAACAGTGGTTGACCATATCGAACCCCACAAACTCAAAGATGCGCTTAAGTCAGGTAACCCGCTGGCCATATCGAAAGCACAGCTCCTGTTCTGGAGTAAAGATAACTGGCAGCCACTGTGCAAAGCACATCATGACTCAACGAAACAGAGAATGGAGAAGAGCGGGGCGGTAATAGGCTGTGATGCCAATGGCTACCCGCTTGATCCTGCGTCTCACTGGAGCACGTAATGAAAGACCTCATCATTGAATACCGCGACGGTAAGTTTGTTCAGTTGGCGATTGATGGCGTGGAGATGAAGAGTGTTACCTCTATCCAGTTCTCCCACACCGTAGGCGAGAACGTACCGACACTGACCGTCTCAGGGCGCGTGTGGACCGAGTACGGGAAAGGTGATCAGAAACTCGAACAGGTAAACAAACATTCGGCATAGCGCGGCGGCGGCAGTTCGATTACATATCATATGAAAATCATTTCAAATGCAATGATATCAAATGATAATGAATCGTGTCAGGGCAGGGGGGGGGGATCAAATCTTCAAAACCTTTGCCCC